ATATTATTTTTAGAATTAAGAATAGATAAGGAATTAACAGTACTATTATCCTTATAGTAAGAATCGTGATTACCAGTGATCATCGTAATTTTAAAATCCTTAAAGAGATCTAAAATTAGATTAGCAGTATGTAGACATTTTACATTAACCTCATCTCTATAATGAAAGAAATCACCACCAAATACTATTTCATCTATATTTCGGCTCTCGAGTTCTTTCTTGTACCACTTGGCCCACTTATGAGCGATAGTGAGCCACTTTTCACTATTCTGATGAACCCCTAGATGAAGGTCTGTAAAAAATGCAATGCGATTATTCATTAATCAACAAAATTACTCTCCTCGTCAGATAATCTTATATATACTTTACCCTTTCCTTCCTCACACATAGCCTCTTCATAAACTACTTCTTGATATTCAGTAATTGTTTGCTTATATCTCTTTTCCTTTTTAATTCTATTTATAAAAGCATGGTAAGCAATAGTAGTAAAATATGAGAATGGATTGGAATGTGATTCAATATTAAACTTTTTGTGCTTCAGTGCAGTAAACATTTTAACCACTGCATCTCCAACCATTTCATCTTTATATGTATAGTTGATAAAATTTGTTGCATAACTCAGACCAGTTGCAATCTTGTTTATAGACTCAGCTAATACGTCATCGAGTTGACCTGTATCATAATAAAATTTAATTTGATTATAAAAGTCTTTTGGGTTAACGTAAAATTCCTTCTTTTTCTTTTTCGAAGTGTTCGGTTTGCTCATATTTTATATTTTCAGATTCGTAAAGTTTTTTTCGCTGCTCTACATGACGTTGACCATATATAAGGTTGTCTGCAATATCAAATATTATAAGCTGCTTTTTATCTTTATGCAAGCGGAGACCGCGGCCTATACTTTGAATTATTCTTATTTTTGCCTTACCACCATTAGCAAAAATAATATAATGTAAGTTTTTAATATTAATACCCGTGGAAAATATTTTAGATATTGCAATAACTACAACATCAGTATCTGTTTCCATTAACGCTTGAATTTTTTTTCGCTCTTCAATTTCAACTTCTCCGCGTATAAAAAATACTTTCTTATGTTCACAATACCTAGATATATAATCTAAAAGTATTTCCCCATGTTCTATATAATCAATAAGTATAAGTACATTATTATCTAATCTCATAGAGATCTTACTTATAAAAACATTTCTATACGTATTTTTTTTTATAAAGTCCCCTTCTTGTAAGTAAAAACTTACCGGTAAGTTTTTATCATAAATTTCAGAATGATTTGTATTATAGTTAAGCTGGAAAATATGTACTCTAGCTGGAGTTACGTAATTATCCTCTCTCAATTCATATGCTTTACGTTCGTATAACTGCGGGCCTATTTTGCCAAAAATATTCCATTTATCCATTAGCTCATCAGGTAAAGTACCAGTAAAACCGAATTTGTTATTTGTTTTTATACCCTTTATTATTTTATTAATTTTATTATCTTTACGAAGCTTGTGTGTTTCATCAACAATAAGTATATCAATATGCCCCAACCAACTAGTATCACTCTTAACACTTTGTAATATACCCATATTAGCAATTACAATATTAGTATTATTATTCAGTTTATTATTACCTGACCATATAGAGTGAGTGTAGTTAACTTCATAATCATTAAAATCACCGTGTGTCTGATTTACTAAACCTAAATCAGGAACGATAATAAGACCTTTAAAGAACTTGTTTACATTATGAAAATAGTATTCCAAAAGACTAGCCATTGTAAGTGTTTTACCTCCAGCAGTTGCTAGTACTATAGTACCTCTACCTGCATTAATACACTTAGTTACTATTTCTTGTTGGTAATCTCTTAATGTAAACTTGAGCTCATAATTAACTTGAGGAGCTGGTAAAGATGGATAAAAAACATTTAATGTTTTATCTTCTATAGACCAATCTATTTTATGTTGTTTACAATATTTTATTATTTCACCCACAAGACCTATATCCATTTTACCCTTAGGTGTAATAGCATAAAGTCTATCTTTAATGAAACGAGATCTTAAACGACGCTGAAAGTTAGCCGCTTGATTTTCTACACTAAAATTTTCTCGAATTAAATTTAATTCTGGTCCTTCAATGACACATTGATTACTATTATGATATTTGAATGTTATCATTGAAGCTCGAGTTTTTCTAACTCGATTAAATTTTTAATATCCCATTGAATATTATTAACTATATTTTGTATTTTCTCTAAATATTCTATTAATAATTCTTCTTGTTCTATTTTATTGTTAATTTCTAGTATAGATGTATTTTGCTGGATTGATTTTTCTGCTATATTTATATTAATTTTTACTGGAGAATTATCTATATAATTTGAAATTAATTGATTACTTATAGTTCTTTTCTGAGCTTTAAGTTTTATAAGCTTCCGTTTATGATTAATATAACGAGCCGCCCATTTATGTTTTAATGAAGGTAGTCTTGTTTGATGATTATCGAGATCTAATTTATTGATACTAATCTCTGGTTTTAGTTCATTACTATAACGCTCTATAATCTCCTCAACATCCATATACATTTATTATAGATACAAACTATAGAAATCAACTATGTAATATTGAGATGAGATTTATCTTTCTCTCTTTATTTTATTTATTTTATATTTGGAATTTGCAACTTTTTTAATAAATAATTATATGGATTTTGATAATCTTTGTGATGAGTATTTAACGGAATTTACTGTGGCGGATGCAGGTATAGCAGGAACTACAGATTTTGCATATAAAAGCGATGATAAAATTGCCGATGGAGATGCTCGTTTACCTAAAGTTTTAGGTAGTACTATTACGCGTAGAGGTAAAGTAAAAAAGAAAAAGCGGAAAAAAAAACTAAACGAAAATAATTCTATAGAAGTTTATCGTGGTACTACAAGCCATGGGAATGTAAATTTAGGTAGACAGAGCACGAGCATACAAGATAAGCTTGTCGCTACTCTTGGTCCTAATTATACAGATAATAAAGAGATAGGGATGATATTCAAGAGAGGTGCTGGCCCAGGTGGAAAATTATTCAAAAAGACTGTCAATGGTAGTGTTTTAGAATTACAGCATTATAGGGATGTTATGCATTTATATTCGAAATATGGCCAACAATTGTCTCCAGGTATTAAAGGTAAAATAAGTAACTCCGAAGGACAAGAACAGTTAGAATATATACAAATTGCAGGGAAAGAGCTAAGAGAACTATTAAGAGCTGAAGGTTATATGTGGGTAAAATGTCCGTTTGCGGTGAGTGATGCTAATTATTTTAAAGAAAAGGGTCATGAAGGTAATGTTTATATTGATTTAAGCTAGCCTTGTAAATTAGTGTATTTTGGTTATATATTTTTATGCCTAGTAGAGCTAAAGCCAAGGGTAATGCCTGGGAGAGAGAAGTAGCAAAACACTTAAGTGAGATTTTTAATGAAAACTTTATGCGTGTTCCTAATTCAGGGGCTTATACCGGTGGAGCAAATATTTTCCGTGTTAGTGATCTTACTGAATCTCAAAGGCGGATGATGGACGGGGATATTATAGTCCCTGAATCTATATCTAACTGGAAGTTTGAATGTAAAAACTACAAAGAGCTTGACTTTCATAGTTTTTTTACTGAGTCTAAACAATTAGATAAATGGATTAAACAAGCAGAAAGTAATACTCTTTGGTTTTTAATAGTTAAAATCACTCGTAGATGTAAATTTATATGTTTTAATGAAAAAATAAGTAGTAATTTTACATTTTCTAACTATACTCGTTATAAAGATTATATTCTCGTAGAGTATGATAGCTTTTTTGAGAAAAACTTTCAAAAAATGCGCGAGTTAAATGAAAATCAATTATAACACCTACGTATTACCGAAAACCAAGTACAAATTTGTAGACTTAAATCAGGTTTTCACGCACTCCCATATAGAACATGTAAAAGAAATATTTAAAAATTGTATTACCAATAAATCTGTTACAAAAAAATATTTCTATCACATATACATTAAGAATATATGTAATAGTATCATAGATAATAACAAAAAGTATATACCTGTACTTATATATCAACCTGATAATGATGATATTACTGTAGAAGAGGATAAACTCTTTACAAAATTCTTAAAAATGTTCCCTGTACAAAATATTGTTATCAATACTACTTTTGATTTTTTCGTTAAATCCTTAGAGGACCCGGGTGTAAGGGAAGAAATTAGTAATGTTGTTTTTAATAATGAAAGTAAAATATCTCGTAGAAAGTTTTACTTTTCTCACATAGAGAAGTTTTGCAAGAGATATGAGTTAACCTTTTTAGATAAAAAATTCTTTGGAGATATAAAAAATAAGATGCTAATGCTATAAATAATTATAATGAGTAAGTTCATATCAATTATAGAAAATGTAATGGGACGTAATAAACAACTATCTCCTGAAGATGAGGCTATCAAAGATATAGAACGTAAGAAAAAGAATAAAGAAACCCTATCACCCGCAGAAAAGGATATTGATAGAATTAATAGTCTAGTCCTGAAAAAAGCAAAAGCTAGATTACAAAAGCAACTAAATGTATCTTCTTATGATCCTCTCAAAGAGGAAGAGGATGAAGATACAGTTGATCAAACTCAGGGCCCAGAAGAGCCAACACAAACACAGGATACATTATCAGCTGAGGGTGAGGTTTTTTATGTGGATTTAATGAAAAAGGCTTTGTTTGTTGATCTTGATAATGTAAATTTGACATCTACGGAGAAAGATATAGTTACACATGATGTTACCCCTCAAAATGCCAAACAAGTCGCTGAAGTCTTAAGAAAGATTATCAACGACTTTGGGTTAGGAGTATAATATTTACCTAATAAATTCATAGAATTCTTGACGG